CCAACGAATAATTTTGCAACAATGAATCCACTTGATAATTATATTCAAAATCAAACTTTTGCAGAAGGAAATTTACAAACATTAAGTGATAATCCATCTCCAGCTACATCAACTATTGGAATGACAGCAGGAAAATGGTGGATTGAAGCTAAGGCAGTATCAACATCAGGTTCAGGTTCTGATTATCAGATTGGTATAATTTCAAACCAAGTAATAGCCACAGAAGACCTCGGACATTATTCAAATAATTATGCTTATTACTATGATGGTAATAGCAAAACTGGTAATAGTAGCAGTTCTTATGGCGATTCTTATACTCATGGAGATATTATTGGAATAGCTGTAAATCTTGATGATAATGAATTAAAATTTTATAAAAATGGAACAGTACAAAATAGTGGAACTGCAATCTCTATAACTGCACCAGCAAGTACATCATTAGGTGCTTATTTTTTTGCACTTGGTGCTGATGCTAATGCTAATAAATATACGTGGTATATAAATTTTGGTAATCCAATTTGGAGTTTATCTTCTGCTGTAGCAGATGAAAATGGTTATGGATCGTTTGAGTACGCACCACCATCAGGATTTCTTGCTCTTTGCACAAAAAATTTAGGTTCAGACGGAGGTTAAATGGCAGCTTATACAACAATAGACGATCCTGGTTTGCACATGAAAGTTAAATTGTACACTGGTACAGGAAGTTCTAATGCTATAACAGGTATTGGATTCCAGCCTGATTTAATTTGGACAGCTACTAGAAATGAAGCTGAAATTCATCCTATGAATGATAGTGTAAATGGAATAAATAATTATTTAAGAAGTAATGCTCATGATACTTTAGAAACTGCAGGTTCTAATATAACAGCTCAAGGTTCAGATGGTTATACTGTAGGAACTGAAAATAGATTTAATCAAAGCTCAAATAGTTTTGTATCATGGAATTGGAAAGCTAATGGTTCAGGTTCTGCAAATACAACTGGAAGTGAAGATAGTACAGTATCAGCAAATACTACATCTGGTTTTTCTATTGTAAAATATACAAATCCATCATCAGGTTCACCATTTACAGTTGGACATGGATTGGGGTCTCCACCAAAAATGGTCATGATAAAAAATTTATCTGCTAGTCAAACTTGGGGTGTTTGGCATACAGGAATAGATACTGGAAAATATTTACGATTAGATGATAGTGCGGCTGAAGCATCTGCAAATTTAGTTACTGCAACTTCTTCCACAACATTTTCTACTTATCAAGACCATCACTCAACTGGTAATGAATTAATAGCTTATTGCTGGGCACCAATACAAGGCTTCAGCAAGTTTGGAAAATACACAGGAAATGGAAGTGCTACCGATGGAACATATATTCATCTCGGTTTTCGTGCCGCTTGGTTTATGATGAAAAGAACTACTAGCGGATATAGTTGGGCTATAAAAGATAATAAAAGAAGTACTTACAATGAAGTAACTACAGAACTGTATGCTGATTCAAATGATGCAGATACAGCTGGAGGTGCACTAGATTTTTTGTCTAATGGGATCAAACTTAAAAATAGTAGCGGAACATGGAATGGTTCAGGCGTATCATACATTTACATGGCTTTCGCAGAAGCACCTTTCGTAAATTCAAATGGAGTACCTTGTAACGCTAGGTAAATAATTAATTAAACATTAACAATAGAGGGTTAGACTATGAAAATAGCACTTGCTATGATTTTATGTTCAACTCTCTATAAAGAGTGTCTCGAACCATTCACAATGCCAGAAAGATTTAATACTCGCTATGATTGCTTGTTAGCTGGCTACGAGGAAAGTCAAAAGAAACTAAAAGAAATAGGAAGAGAAGATATTAACAAATATCAAACGATTATTAAGTTTGTTTGTTATGACATAAGGGAAAAACCAAATGCCTAAAAGAAAGAAAAAGAAAATTTCATCTACAGAAAGTTCTAATGCAATCAAAATTTCATACCACGAAAAGGTATGCCAAGAGCGTATGAAAACTATTTTTAAAGTTTTAGATGAAATGAGGTTAGATATAAGAAGCCTTAAAGACGATATGTCAAGGGGTAAGGGAGCTGCTGCAATTATAATGCTAATTGGAGGTTTGCTTGGCTCGGTCTTTTACTTCTTCACGAAATAGAAAAACCGCATCTGTTGGTTTAAGTAATGAACTATTGGCACAAGCTAAGTTTGCCAAGGATCCAGACTTAATTGTCTTTATTCCTGTTGGCGGTACTGGACCCATAGATATTTTAACTCTCAACACTAAGACTAAGGAGATTAAAACTTATGATGTTAAAACTAGAAACTACCGAAGTAATGGATGGAAAATTGGCAGAGGTAGAACTGAGGAACAAAAAAAACTAGGTGTTAAAATTTTTCATTTTGACCCGAATAAGGATTTATAATTTATGGATGATGTTAAGGAAAGAATTAAAGAACATGAAGGTTTTAGGGATACTATGTATTCCGATAGCCTTGGTTTCGCTACTATTGGTTATGGTCATCTTGTACTACCCACCGATCATTTTGTGGAGGGTCAGCCGTATCCTAAAGAACAGCTTGAAGATCTTTTTGAATTGGATTTCAACCAAGCTCTACAATCTGCGGATGACTTACTTCAAGAAATAGAAAGCAATCATATTATTAGAGGTGTGATTTGTGAGATGTGTTTTCAATTAGGTAAGCCAAGAGTTATGAAGTTTAAAAAAATGTGGCAAGCTTTAAGAGATAGTGATTATGAAGAAGCAGCCAATCAAATGATTGATAGTGCCTGGCATAAACAGACGACTTCAAGATGTGAAGGTTTAGCAAGCGTCATGAGAGGATGTAATAAATGATACAGTTTTTAAGTATATTAAAAAACCCATTAACTAAAATGGTTTTTAATAAAGCAAGTGAACACTTTAAACATAAAGCTGAAAAGCAAAAAGTAATTAGAGCTGCTGAAATAGAGGCAGCTAAGGATGTTGATATAACTAGAATTAAAAGTCAGAACAACACGATAAAAGATGAGGTGTTAATGTTTTGGCTTATAGGAATGTTAACTACTGGCTGGTTCCCAGCTACAAGAGAAAACTTTAGAGAATGGGTAGGTATAATAAACGATTTACCAGATAGCGTATGGTACTTGGTTATTATTGTTTTTACTGCCAGCTTTGGTTCTAAAGTTTCTGACAAACTAATGAACAGGAAGAAAAAATAATGCCAATAACTAAATCAGATTTTGATCCTAATTGCTTTGGTTCACAATACGATGATGCTCCAGAATCTTTACACTTTCAGTTTGAAGGTGTGAGATGTCAAAACTATGTGTATCGTTATGTATTGGTCGATAAGTTTAGACCCAACAAAATAGATTCAAGAAGTAAGAAAACAGAAGAAGAAAATAATTTAGATCACAAACAGATTGTTGCTAAATATAAAAGATGTGAACAACATCAAGAGGTAAAGCCTAGCTTTATAGATAAGATTAAAAAAGTTTTATTCTAATGGCGAAGAAGAAGAATATGTTTGGCGTAAATACTTACGTTAAACGTACTAAGCCTAAGATTGGCAGACATAAGAAACGAATGAACAAAGACGAGAAGCGTTCATATAAGAAATACAACAGGCAAGGCAGATGAAAATTAACGACAATACAAATATAAGTTTACCCGTTAGAAATCTAATCGCATTATTAGCTGCTGTTGCTATGGGTATCTTTGCTTATACTGAAATCACTACTCGTCTTACTTCATTAGAAACTTCAAGAGAATTATTCAATGCTGATCTTTTAAAGAAAAGCCATCAGAAGCCAGTAGATCAAGAGCAGTTTATGCTGATAGAGGAGCTATATAAAACTGTAGAAAAGATTGAGGTTAGAATCGAAGATATGATGCACAATAAAGTCAATATTGAATTTATAGGTAAGCAATTAGAGAAAGCTCTGTTAGATATTGAAACTTTAAAAGACAAGGTTAGAGCTAATAAAAATGGAGGTACTCATTAATGTTACCCAATCATCCTTTTGCTGCTCAGATTGTAGCTATGTATTTTTTTATCATGCTTTATTTAGTTATTAAGGTTATATTTTAAATGGAAATTGTTGTAGCACTTTTAATGTTCGTAAATCATGAGATTAAAGAACATCGTATTCAAGACTCAATGAGTGTCTGCTTAAAGCATAAGCGAGAGGCATCACGACAGATTAATGAAAACATAGAATACAAGTGTATTAAAACTAAAGCAGAATTAGAAACTAATATTGATGGAACACAATCCATTAAGAAAATTATTTTAGAATAGTTATGAGGGAGAATGAAAAAACTAATTATATTATTTTTACTACTTACAACATCGGTGTACGCTGGCTCAACTCAGACTAATGTTAGTGGTAGTAACACCGCTATAGAAGGAAATTATAGTGGGGGAGCTACAACTTATGAAAGCGGATCTTCATCCAGTAGCACCACGACTAGCAATAATACATCTAATCTTAGATCTTCTCCACCGACAGCTACCTCAACAGGAGTAAACACTTCTAATAATTGTGCCATTGCTTTATCAGGTGGAATACAGACTTTTTCTATTGGAGTATCAGGTGGTAAATCTTATCAAGACAAGACTTGCGAACTGATTGCTTTATCTAAAACCCTAAGTCAAATGGGAATGAAAGTAGCTGCAATTAGTTTGTTATGTAGTGATGAAAGAGTTTTTGAAGCTATGTTTATGAGTAAAACTTATTGTCCAGTAGATGGTGAAATAGGAGAGAAAGCCTACAACTTATTAGTTAGTAAATACAATTACGAAATGCCTAGTTATAAAAAGTATGTATCGCTTGAAAAACAAAAGAAAAACAAAATTAAAATAGAGAAATTAAAATGATTTGGTTTCTTTTATTTACAGGAGTAATGGTTTATGCGGTATATACTATCAATACTTTTGCTGATGATATTAACCCTTACAACTTCAGCAGAAGAGATCACGACAGGTAATCTACTTCCTAATGCTGGAGACAATGCGTCATCAGCTCAAAGTGTAGATAACAATATACCTAATGTTGCCTCAAGCTGTGGAGAGTTTACAGTAAGTAATGCCACTTGCCACTCTAACGAAATTGAAACCACAGGTACAGGAACAGTTAATGCAACAGGTTCTTTATTAAATATTACAACCAACTCTGACACCACTACTCAAGATAAATTAAATAACGGAATTACTTTAGATAGTACGACCATTGTTCAAAACTGTGAGTGGGATGGATCTTCCAATGAGTGTGGAGATCGAGCTGGTGCAAGAGATACTTTTAAAACAACTGTCAAGATATTAGATACGAATGGAAATACTTTAGCATCAGTAGATCAGATAAGAAATACTGATAGTCATTATTATTCTAATGCTGATAAATATACTGACCAAGTTATCTATACAGGAACAGGCTCTAATTCTTTTGATTGGACTTGGACAGGAATAGATAACAATACAAACCCAGGTAATCTTGGTGGACCCAATCTACTTGGTGCTTCTTTAACTATGACGTATGAGAATGTAGTTTTAGAAGTAGAAACACAAACAGCTTTAAATGAAGTTAGTAATGCTATTAATGCTACTGAAATTGAAGAGGCTATAAGTGTTGAGATTAAAGAAGAAACTCAAACTTTAGCAGCTAAGGTACAAACAATAGCAGCAACACCTTTACCTAATAAAACTAAGGTGGTTCAAGTTACAGCAGCTATTAAAAAGTTTGAAAAGAAAACAGGAGCTAAGGTAGTTAAAGCTCAGATTACATCAACAGCAACTAA